TGATTTCGTTGTGAAGTCACCCATTGGTATACCACGGAGCATGGTAAACTTAGTCGGAAGGCCGAGCTTACGAGCCTTCTTTTCCGGAACTATTACGGTTCTCTTAGACAGGAGAATGTCCTGCAAGCCCTTGGAATACCAAGGAGATATTAAGCCACGGCTTTCAGCGTGGCGGATCCAGAGGCAGGCTGCCTCTGGTCTTGGGGAGTCAGTAGACTTCGTTAGGTCCAGCATAATGAAGAGGACAGATTGTTGCGGCGTTGCAACAGGCATTTCGGCTACGAAGCGGTAGCCGTCATCGGTCCCAGTGAGACCGACCGAACAGATAGGTTCGGAATGTAAGGCATGATTGAGAATCTGCCCCGCTGGAGACATAAAAGTCCCCATTGATTCGACACTGGTTAAGACCAGGCGTCCTTTTCCCCGCTCAGGAATAACGACGGGAGAATGTTGGAGAGGAATCTTCTCCACGAAAAGCTCGTGAACAGCACGAGAAAAATGGTAGAGACCGTACTTCGGTCCAAAAAGGTTTATTTCCGGGACTGGAAAACCGTTACCAGAACTCCAGATGAGTTCTGTCGGACCCTTTGTAGGGTCAATATAAACATCTTCAGGAGAGATGAATTCCCCAGGACGGGGGCCGTCTAAGTCGTAGACGGGGTAGATCCGACCAATCGAACGGATTTGGTGGCCTAAACGGCCTTTTAGCTTTCGAGAGGACTCGAAGGTCGCAGAACATGAGACGCTCATGTGGACAGGAATCCTGGAAGTATCCAGATTCAAGCTCCCAAACAAAGGAGTATAAGTTGGCGCCAGACCGGGCGTCGTGGAGTGTTCATAGAATTGAACAAGACTGCGGTCACAGATCGCAGTAGTGGCGGTTCCCGTTGAGCGGGTTTCGCAGAACGCTTGAAGAGAAAGCGCATACTCCAGATCTAAAGGAACTGGACGAGGCCCGAATAACGGGTGATTCCTCAGGAACTGGAACTCCCGAGGTATTTCAGGCACGACCTGAAAGTCAGATTCGGAAAGAGTCTTCCGAAGGATTTTCTGGAAATTCTTCCAGTTATCGATGAGCAGTGTCTGCTCACCATTGATTATCCTAGAGATAACGATTTTAGCGGTTAGATCCGCCAAGTTGTAATCACCGCCAGAGACGGTGATCGAGATGACCATAAGGTCAACATGATCAAGGAGCCTTCCGAGCTCCACGGTAGTCATACGGACTACAGCCCGACGAGCAGGTCGGGCTAGAAGTTGATAC